AAGCTCACACGGTCGACATGGCCGGCCTGTCATTCTCCCCGTCATGGGAAGACGGACCCGAATGGGATCCGGTCAGCCAAGCACCACCCGTCAAATGCTCTGTACGCCCCCTCAAAGGCGTTGTACGCCCCGAAACATACAAGTGCGCTGTCATTGTGCCCGACATCCAAATCGGCTACTACAGGGACGTACACGGCGAGCTTATTCCGACGCACGACGAAGACGCGATTGCCCTGTGCCTGCAAGTCATGCGTGAAATCAACCCCGACAAAGTTGTGTTGGTCGGCGACAACCTCGATCTGCCCACGATGGGGAAATACCGTCTGAGTCCCTCGTTTGTAAACACCACTCAAGCATCGATTGACAGAGCAGCAAAACTTGCTGCCGAACTACGAGCTTGCGCTCCGAACGCAGAAATCCAGTGGCTCGCCGGAAACCACGAAGAAAGGCTCGTCAACTATGTCCTTGACAACGCGTCAGCGGCGTTTGGAATACGGAGAGGTAACAGCCCTGATTCTTGGCCTGTTATCAGCGTTCCTTATCTTTGTCGTTTCGATGACCATGATGTTGAGTTTGTTCCTGGTTACCCGACATCCACTGTATGGATCAACGAAAAACTCAAAGTCATACACGGCAACAAAGTTAATTCGCAAGGCGTTACGGCCACGAAATATCTCAACGACTCCAAAGTTTCTGTCCTTTACGGGCATATCCACAGGCGTGAATGGGCTGAACGTACCCGACAAGACTGGGACGGAGCTAAAACCATTATGGCCGCATCCCCTGGCACGCTCGCGCGAACGGACGGCGCAGTTCCTTCTACACGGGGAGCCGTGGACTTGGACGGACGACCAATTCTCCAAAAAGGTTTGGAAGACTGGCAACAAGGATTCGGAGTAGTCACCTACCAAGAAGGCGACGGAGATTTCTGGTACGAACAAATCCCAATTCACCACAAACAGTGCTTCTGGCGTGGCAAACTGTATACCTATGGCACCACCGAAGGTTAAAAGCCCGAAACGATCAGCCAAGTATTATCGAGAGAACGCTGACGCCCGACGCAAGAAGGCTGCGTACGACACCAAATACCAGTCAAGCCCAGCTGAAAAGAAAGCGAAACGGGAACGCGCCAAGTTTCGTCGAGACAAAGGCGTCATGGGTAAAGGCGGTAAAGATGCATCGCACACCAAGTCGGGACGCATGGTTCTTGAGAACTCATCGAAGAATCGGGCGAGGAACCGGGGAAAGAAATGACTGACATCGTTTACGAATGTGTCCGTTGCGGAAGCGTCGTTGTCGGCGACAAAAAATGCCCCACTTGTGGAGGCAAATTGATCCCGTACGAGCCGTTCTGATGGGCGACATTTACGACGAAGAAGATGAAACGTGGCCTTTGGTAGTTTGCCAATGGAAAGACGCTCATGCCGGCGGAGACAGCAGTTGGACTGACACTGCGAGCTACAAAGCTGAAGAGGTGCACGTCCTGTCAACCGGCTGGGTATGGCCGAAATGTTTAGACGGCCACCTCACATTGGTCAGCTCGACAATTGGTGCCCCGTACAACCCTGAAACGGTCGGCGACATCTTGCATATTCCTTGGGAGAACATCATTTCGTGTTTCAGCGTGATGATGCATGTACCTGTGAATTGGATGGCTGAAGACTTCTGACTTGCAAAATGTCACACCCTTCCTGTAGAACTATTCAGGTCACTACAAGGAGGTCGACATGGGGACAATCCCTAAACCAGAGCACGGCAGTTTTGAATGGCTGCAACTACGGCACCGAGATGAAACAGGATGGCCTCGAGTCTCCGCATCCGACGCTGCATCAATCCACGCAGAGCACCGTTTCAAAACGAAGCATGCGTTAGCAGCCGAGAAACTCGCTGCAGAACCCGAGTTCACTGAAACCAACAGGGCAATGGAACGAGGCCAACGACTAGAGCACGCCATCATCGAATGGTTGTCAGCTGACGTCGGCCAGGACATCCACGAACCCGACGTCATGTACATCCGAGACTCAATGATCTCAACATTGGACGGATACATCGGCGACGACGTAGAGAACCCTGACACCATTGTCGAAATCAAAACGTTCAACGGCAACTTTGATCCAGACAACGACTACGGCGAAACATACGGACCGTTACCTGCCTACTGGTACTGGCAAGGAGTGCAACAAGCCACCACGACAGGTGCCGGCACAGTCCTATGGGGCGTGCTGGACAGCACCCTTGACTTGAAGCATTACTGGCAGACAGTCACCGACGAAGAGAAACAACGTCACCACGAAGCGGTCGAAGATTTCTGCAAACACATCGCTGCAGGCATCATCCCAGACGAATGGGAACACACCTACGACGACCTGATGAAATCACAGCCGGTGCTCGACGACATACGAGACATCACCGAACACGCTTCACTTATCGGGCAACTCAAAGAAGTCAAAGCAGAGCTTCGTGAACTTGTCAAGCAAGAAGACGAACTAAAAGCATCCTTGGCGTTCGCGTTAGATGGTGCTATCGTCGGTTCTGTCAACGGTGTGGAGGTCGTCACCTGGAAACAACAGTCACGGAACTCGTTCGATGCGAAACGGTTCGCCTCGGAACACCCTGATCTGCATAAGCAGTACACAACACCCAGCACCTTCCGGGTGCTACGAACAAAAGAGGTCAAATAATGGAAGACGCAAACGCTGAGAAACTACGCCTTGTCTTAGACAAGTACGCAGTGCCCGATCCGAAGATCGTCGGCAAACTACCAAGAGGAAACATCCAGCTCGACTACGTCGGTCATGCTGAGATCACTCGCATCCTGACAGAGATCGACCCGCTATGGAAGTTGGAACCGTTGAAGATCGACGACGACGGTTTACCTGGCTACCGAGTGGAGAACGGTATGGCGCACATGATGGGCGCACTCACCCTGCTCGGCCACACCCGCCTCGGAGTCGGCTCCGCACCACACAACAAGCAAGACTTGTTCAAAGAGTTGTGGTCGGATCTGATAAGGAATTGCAGCATGAGGTTCGGCATAGCCGTCAGTCTCTGGTCCAAGGAAGAATGGGGTGGAGACACTGCCCCCGCTCCAGCACCGAAGAAGAAGGCCCCAGCAAAAAAGCCACAGGCTACGTCAAGCAAACCGATTGCTGGAGACAACCTTGCCGACCAGCAAATCATCGACAAATTTATTAGCGCATGCAAAGGCGCAGGACTCAACCCACAAGATGTTTGCGAACACGCAACCGTAAAAGATTTCAAGACAGCAACCCTCGCAGACCTTGATCGTCTGCGCGCATCCTTCAAGGAGCTCATCTCAAAATGAACAACATCACAGTCACAGGCAACGTCGGACGCGACCCAGAACTCAAGTTCTCTCAATCCGGCCTAGCAATCCTCAAATTCTCTGTTGGCGACACCAGCGGACGAGACGAAAACAAGAAAACCCAATGGTGGAACATCGTCTGCTTCGGTGACCTCGGAGAAAACGTCGCTGCAAGCATCAGCAAAGGCACCCGAGTACAAGTCCTTGGCAAAGTGCAACGAGAAAAGTACACCGGACAAGACGGCGTTGAAAAAGAACGCACCGAAATCTTGGCAGACGACGTCGGCATCTCACTTCGCTGGGCACCAGTAGGCGACGCCCCTGTTACCCGGGAAACAGCACCAGCACAACCAGCATTGGACGACGAAGAGCCATTCTGATGGCCTCTAAAAAACAAGTTTGGAAATGTCACCAATGCGGACTAAAAATGTCTACCCATCGGAGCATCATCGGGGTCCCCACACACCCGTGTCGAGCATTCAAAGGCCGACGCATATACCCGCTGGTGTTAAGCGATGAGTAGCAAAAACAAGGCTAAGGGTACGGCGTTCGAAACGTTGGTCGTCAACTATCTCCGCGACCACGGGTTTCCCCATGCAGAACGCCGTGCCCTCGCCGGCACCCACGATCTTGGCGACATCCTCACCGGACCGGGACTCGTCTGGGAATGCAAAAACCACCAGACATTGAAGCTGTCCGAATGGATAGAAGAAGCCCGCAAAGAAAAAGAAAACGCCAACGCAACCCACGGATTCGTTATCGCTAAACGTCGAGGCAAAGGAGACGCCGGCGAACAATATGCGATAATGACATTAGAGACACTGACTGAACTACTCCGAGAGGCAGGTTACAGTGCATGAAATCTTTATACGCAGCGTTGGTCGCGCTCGCGTCTTTCATAATGGGAACACAACAAGGCTCAGAAATGCCTTCAGACCCGCCTATATGGACGTTAGAGACGACATCAACCCTTCAACCCCCAACCATTACCTCTGCACCATCTGTGGCCGTACGAAGCCGTGTCGTCGACACAACCAGTACGACAACTAGCACCACAACCACCACAATCCCCGGAATTTCTGACGCCAGATACCCCGACTACTGGCAAACAGCAATCGATGCCGGCTGGCCGACCGAATGGCTACCCACCCTCGACCTCATCATCCACAAAGAAAGCCGAGGGATACCTGGCCTCACCGGCACCGGAGCAGTCGGCATCACCCAAATCCAATGGAACGTATGGCACGAAACAGCCACCGAGCTCGGCTACACCAAACAACAAGTGCGCGACCAGATCGAACCAAACCTTGAAGTTGCACTCGCAGTAGCCGAAACAGCTGAAGAAGCCTACTCAAAGTGGTGCCAACCGTGGTACATGTCAATCAACTACCGTAAACACTGCTGATGGCTATGGAATGGAGAAAAGAGGCAGCCTGCACAGGCGTCACGGTCGACATTTTCTACCCGAAACGAGGTGGAAGCAACATCCCAGCGATGCGTATCTGTTGGGGCGACGAAGACAACCCGCCATGCCCCGTACGCCTTGAATGCCTCAACTGGGCATGCACATACACCGAAGAAGCAGACAGACACGGCATATTCGGCGGTTTAACCGCACCACAACGACGCAAATACCGCCGAAGCAACAAAGCTGCGATCAAAAAACCAGTCATCCCGCCAAAACCGAAACCTCAACCACGAAAAGCACCTGCACGCAAAAAGAAAACAGGCAAAAAACTTGACTACTGGAAAAATAAACGGTGCTACCTCACCGGCCTCAACCCAGACAACCCGAGATACATCCCGCCAGTAAAAGAAATAAAACCTGCACCCATTGACCGAGGCCGATACGGAGATGGCTTTTACGGAGGGAAACGTAGCTACCTCACCGGATTCGAACACGAAGGACTCACATGAAACCAACATTCGGTTCCCTATTCGCCGGCGTCGGAGGATTCGACCTCGGCTTCGAAGCAGCAGGCTACAAATGCAAATTCCAAGTCGAATGGGACAAACACTGCCAACAAATACTCGCCCACCACTGGCCTAACGTACCCAGA